TACTATAAGGTTAGCTGCAGGGCGTTGCAGCTCAGGCGATGTGGGTAAAGAGTAAATCCCGCTGTATATCTAGAAAGCTTGGAGAGGTCGCTCCTCTCTTACCTTTCGACTAAAAGCTAACTAAACGTTAGCTTTTTTTTTCTTGAATTATAAGGAACATATATTATAATAGACGTATGAGTAAAGAAATAGATGACGTATTGTCCGTAATTGATAAAAAGAATCCCTATGCATCATTTTTAGATGAAAGTGCTTTAAGTAACGTTGATGGTTATATTGATACCGGTTCGATGGTATTAAATGGTATTATATCAGGATCATTATTCGGTGGTGTACCTAAAAGTAGAATGACTCTATTTGCAGGTCCAAGTATGACTGGTAAGTCATTTATTGTTCAAAAGATTTTAGCTAATGCTCAAAAAGAAGGTATGATACCTGTTATCTTTGATAGCGAGAATGCTATTGATAAAGACGGTGCAGAAAATTTAGGTTTAGATACAAGTAAAGTAAAATACGTACCTACGTTTAGTATTGAAGAATGTCGTAATACGATTTACGATTTTTTAACTAAAGTAAAAGATAAAGGTCAAGAAGGTAAATTTATTATTGCTATTGACTCTTTAGGTAATATGGAAAGTCAGTTGCAGATTGGTAGAATGGAAAAAAGCAACGTAAGTGCTGATATGGGTAGTAGAGCTAAAGCTATGAAATCTTTACTCCGTACATGTACTCAGCTAGCAGGGTTAACTAAAACTACTATATTAGCTACTAATCATATCTTTGAAGATCCATCAGCCATGTTTCCTTCTTTAGTAAAGGATATGCCTGGTGGTAAAGCAGCTGTCTATTTACCTTCAGTAACTGTTCAGTTAGCTCGTAAACCTGTTAAGGTAGATAAAAATATTGATAGTGAGTTAGCCGTGGGTCAAAAGAATTATGCAGGTGTAATTTTAAGAGCTTTAACTGCAAAGAATAGATTCGTTAAGCAATACTTAGAAGGTGAAATGTATCTATCATTCGAAAGAGGTTTAGATACGTACTTTGGATTATTAGATCTTGCAGTTGGTTTAGGGGTTATAGTTCAAACAGGAGCTACTTATCAATTACCAGACGGTACTAAACTTGGTTATTATAGTAAGTGGAAAAACGATCAAGAGTTATGGGATAATACTATTGTTCCTGGAATTGAAACTAAAATAGAACAAGAATGGAAATATGGTAATAAGAAAGATGATTATACTCCTGATGAAGTAACTGATGATCAAGAAAGCTCCTAATTATAATAACTTCTATTTAAATGATAAATCTTATAATGATTATTTAAAAGACGGTTTTACTTTTAAAAATATAACTCAATCAGAAATAGAAGAATGTCTTTTAAGTTCTGATAGTTTTTTAGATAAAGCAGAAACTTTATATTTAAAAATTAAAGAAGGGGATGTAAAACTAAGATTTGGTCCAGAATTACATTACGGTACTTTACCTTTTAGAAATACTTCAATAAGAGAAAAAGCATCGTTAGTTAATGATGTTGATAAAAAATTCTATAAACATTTTTTTGGTGAAGGGTTAATAAGAGTTATTTTTGATTTTAAAATGAACAATGAAAATTTATCATTAGGATATATATCATTTTGTATTCATAAAGAAGATGCTTTTTTAGGTACTATACAAACATGGTTACCTGGTAATATTTTAAATAAAATTTCTAAAAAATATTTTAGTTGGTTGCCTATATTAGATGTTATGTTTATTGCATTTATGCAGTATATGGATAAACAGGGTATAACAAAAGTTTTTTGTTCTACAAAAAATAACAGAAAAGGAATTAATTATAGAAATTTGGTAGATGTAGAAAGTATTGGTACTATAGAAAAAGAAGATGGTAATTATTGGAAATCAGGTACTGATTATGATGAATTTTTTGGTAAAAGATTTCCTGGGGTAAAACAAAATGAAAGATGGATGTTTAAGCTTAAGGAGCTATAATATAAAAAAGAGGTGAAATGAAAAAGATAGTTATAACATTAAGTGGTGGTATGGATTCAGCTGTTTTATTATATAAAGCAGCTCAAGAAGCAGATGAAGTTTATACGGTAACATTTGATTACGGTCAACGTCATAAAACTGAATTAGACTGCGTTAACCAACAATTGATAGATTGCATGGAGATTAGTAGTAGTGTTAAATTTTATAATAAAGTGTTAGATACTAAATTTATACGTGAAATGGCTCCAACGTCATCTTTAACTAATGATGATATTGATACACCTAATGTAAAAGATGTTATGGGTGAAGCTCAACCTGCATCGTATGTACCTTTTCGTAACTTAATGTTTTTAAGTATGATATGCTCTCATGCTGAAGCAGTCGGAGCTGATGAAGTATGGTATGGAGCTGCACAAGCTGATAGCTTAGCTGGTTATTGGGATGGTTCTGAAGAGTTTGTTGAACAAGTTAATAAGGTAACAGCATTGAATCGTGAAAATAGAATAACAGTTAAAGCACCTTTAATTGAAATGTCTAAAGAAGAAATAATTAAAGAAGGAGTTAATCTTGGTGTTGATTTTAGTCACACTTATACTTGTTATTCTGGAGAGTATCCTTGCGATGCTGAATCAGCTAGTAGTGCTTTACGACTAAAGGGGTTTATTGATGCTGGTTATAGAGACCCATTAGAATATAAACAACAAAAAAAGTTAGATAAACTTTATTTAGATAATAATTGTAAAGTTATTAAAAACCGTAACGATTAAGTCTTTCAACTTTCTGGAAGCGATGCATCTCTTCTCTACCTCTTTGAATCATCATTTGATTTATTTGTTGAGGTGATAATGCAATTTCTTCATGATCTTCTTCTTTTTCTTCGTCACTTTTCTTTCTTAACTTACCAGTTACAGGACATCTCTCTGCATCTTCTTCATTATCTTCATCCTCATCATCTTTTTCTTCTGATTTAGACATTGCTTTAGCTATAGCTTCTCCTCTTGCTCTTTCATATTCAGATATTTTACCATCTTTATCAAGATCAGATTTTTTAGCATCAAATTCTTCATCATCATCGTATAGTAAAGCTGCTTCTATTTCAGCTTCTTCAGTTTCATCATCTTGACCAGCTTCATACTCTCCAACATCACCAAACTGATCATCTTCAGGTGCTTCTGCTGGTGTATACTCTTCATCATCATCTTCTTCCCCTTCAGGGAAGTCTGCTACTAACTTTTCTCTTTTACCTAAATCAATTTCATCAGCTAATTTATCAACTGATTCATATTCTCTTGGCTTAACGATAACCACTGAAACGACATCATCTTGAGCGATATCATTTAATGTAACTGATGTACCTTTAAAATCATTTAAAGTAACTCTATATTTTAAACCATTATGTTCAACTGTATACAATTCATTACCACCTACATCACCATCATGTGATAATTTAGCTTCATCATCTAGGTTTAATTGTAAAGTTTCGAACCCTGTATCACCTTTTTTAAGTTCTTTTTCAGCACTACCAACTGGACGCATAGTTACTTTCTTTTCTTTACCCATTAATGGTTTTGATGTCATTGACACAATATTAATTGCTTTTTGTAAATCTTCATCAGATAGTTGATCAAGATCTACGTTTGGATGGTTTCTTTGTAAATATCTCATTACTTTAGTAGCAAAATATCTAGGTGTCATAGTACCTTTCAACCCTCTAATATCTTCCATTCCCATTAGTTTAGCTCTCATTGGGTCAGAAATTTTCTTACCTCTAGCTTCTTCTAAGTACTGTTCAGTACTTTCATTTAAAATTTCTCGGTTAGTCCAGTTAATACTCATAATATTATTTATTGATTATTGATAATTTTCTACTATAATATATGTATGTGTGGTATATATGGTAGTAATGATTTTACGACTTTTGAAGTTCTAAGTCAAGCTAATAGAAAAAGAGGTAACTTTTCTACCGGTGTTTTATATAAATTTAGAAATTCAAGTTATAATATTCAAAAGATTGAAGGTGATAATCTAGATGAAATTGATTTACCTACTAATATAAAAGAAGATGGTAGTAAAAATTATGGAGATTATTTATATTTAGGTCATAATCAAGCACCGACAAGTAGTGAAAGAGAATATGAAGAGTGGAATGCTCATCCTTTTGTATATGGTGATTGGATAGTTGCTCATAATGGTGTATTGACAAATATGAAAGAATTAGTCAATGAATACGTACCGCATCATGATTGTGCTATAGATAGTAGTATAATACCTGCTATGTTATATGAAATGGAATATAAATGTGACCCGTGTGAAGATCCTGAGACTGAGCAGCAAAATATATTATATGTTATTGAAAGATTAAAAGGTACTTTTGCATTATGGATAATGAACGTTAAAACTATGAATGTTTATATTGCAAGACAAGGAAGCACGTTGTTTTATAAAGATAGTAATATATCATCTATTAAAGGGTGTGATTATGAAGAAGTCAAGGAAGGTATATTATATAGTTATTCATCTGAAGGAGTAGTACCGGTAGATGGATTTTTAAGTAAGTCACCGTTTTTAACATTATGATTAAACAAGTATATTTAAAAGAATTACAAGAAATAGATAAGTTACGAATAATAAAATGGGTATATAAAAATACTGATACTTTTATTATGAATACTTTCGGGCATGTATGGTCTGGACGTGATTGGTGGGAAAAATTTCCTATACAAGTGTGTGTTGATGATGAAGGTAAGGTTATGGCATTGCATGCTTATACAGTCAATAATAAAAAACCTAATACTTTAAAAACTTATTATATAGTAACTGATAAAAAACATAGAGGTAAAGGTTTAGCTAAACTATTAATTAAAAACGCAGTATATAAACATAAAGAAGATATTGAAACTTATTATGTTAATACTGATGATAGAAGTGATGGTTCTATTTTTTATATAAGGTGGTTTGGTAATAGTTATAAAAAAGAGGAAAATGATTTTAATTCTACAGATTTAGTATTTGAGGAACCAATTTATAATATAATAGATGAAGAAACTAAAGACAACGGGTAGTCCCCGTCAATTTGATACAGGAGCTCAACGTGATAATGCTGATGGTAAACTTCGTATGAGTTTAGTGCCTCATAAAGCATTAGAAGCAGTTATGGAACGTTATTTGCAAGGAGCAGTAACTTACGGCGAAAATAATTGGCGTAAAGGTATGAAACATTCCGTTTTATATGATAGTACTATGAGACATTTAATGCAAGATTTTCAAGGTGATGATAGTGAAGATCATTTAGGTGCTGCTTTGTGGAATATAATGTGTATGATTGATAATAGATATAAACTTCCAGAAATGGATGATAGAAAAAAATATGAAACATATTAGATTTGTAAGTGCAACTAAAGGTAAGAAAGAAGATACACCTTTATATCAGTCTACTAAGGATTATGAGTTAGGTTTTAATGTATTGTTTTATGAAGATAATACTAAAAGTTTGCAAGAAGTATATAACGATGCTATAAAAACTGCTAGAATTCAAAATTTAGATGTAGTTGTTTTATTGCACGATGATATTTTTATAAACGATAAAGATTTTTTAGAAAAGGTAAAAACAGAATCTGAAAAATATCCTGTCTTTGGAGTTGCAGGGGCAGCATCTTGTACTTTAAAAAAACCTGCATTATGGCATTTAATGTCTGAAAGAAAAGACCATAGAGGTGTCGTAGCGCATGGTAATGAAAAAGAGTATCATGATACAGTTTTTGGTCCTATGGGCAGAGCATTATTAATTGATGGTGTATTAATTGGTATTAATATTAAAAAATTACCACCAGCAGTTAAGTTTGATGAAAATTACCCATCACGATTTCATTACTATGATTTAGATTTTAGCCTTGAATGCAATAAAAAACATATTAAAATAGGCGTAGTTGAATTGCCGATTATACATAGTAGTCCTGGATTAACTGATCCAGATGAAGAGTTTTATAAAGGTCAAGAATATTTTATTAATAAATGGAAACGATAGTATTAGTTACAGGAGGGTTTGACCCGTTGCATTCAGGGCATTTAGCTTACTTTAAAGCTGCGCGTAAACTGGGTGATAAACTAATAGTAGGGGTTAATTCAGATGATTGGTTAGAACGTAAAAAAGGTAAAAACTTCTTACCTTTATCTGAACGGTTTGAAATAGTATCATCTATAAAGTATATTGATAATTGTATTTTGTTTAACGATGAAGATGATACAGCTATTGAAGCTATCAAAAACGTTATGATGTTATTTCCGTTTGATAGAATTATATTTGCAAATGGTGGTGATAGAAAACAAGGAAATGTACCAGAAGAAGCTCCTGATTTATTTCCTGATAGAGAAATAATTTTTCAATATGGTGTAGGTGGTATAGATAAAAAAAATAGCAGTAGTTGGATATTACAAAAATGGAAAAAGTAGATAGATTAAATTTAGATTTTTATGAGCAAGTAGTCATTTATAAAAGTTTGGTTGATGAGCAATTTTTAGGATTAGTAATTGATCATATGAAGCCTGAATACTTTAATGATAAAAATATTCGTAAAGTATTTAGCATTATAAAAAACTTTTATGTAAAGAATCATGCTTTACCGAGTGTAACTGAGATTAAAAGTTATCTTATAAATGATGATTTAAAGGAAAGTTTTAAAGATGTTGTTAAAAACTTTGCTAATATAGATAGAGATTTTAATAATAAAGAATTATTATCAAGTACTGAAAGATTTATTAAAGAAAGATCTATTTATAATACAATGTTATCGGTAGCAGAAGATGTTTCTTCTGGAAAAGTTGATACAAGTTATATCTTAGATGCTTTTGAAAAAAGTTGTAATGTAGATCTTAAGAGTGAGATAGGTTTAGATCTATTAAAAGATATTGATACTGTTATTGAAGATCTTAGAAGAGATGAACCTGTTATCAGTACTAAATGGGATTGGTTAGATGATAAACTTGATGGTGGGTTCTTAGAAAATGGTAGATCATTATACGTTTTTGCAGGTGAAACTAATGTTGGTAAAAGTATTTTCTTAGGTAATATTGCAACTAATATTGCTAATCAAGGTAAGACAGTTTTATTAGTTAGTTTAGAGATGTCTGAAATGATGTATGCAAGAAGATTATCTTCAAGTATATCTAAAATACCAATGCGTGATCTTAGAATGGATTGTGCATCATTAAAAGTTCAAATTGAAGAACATAGTAAAGATAATCCTAAAAGTAAAATTATTATTAAAGAGTTTCCTCCTAGTACTATAACTCCTCAAAATTTACAAGGTTATATAAGAGAGTTAACTAATAAAGGTATTAATATTGATGCTATAGTTTTAGATTATCTTAACTTGTTAAAAAGTCATGAAGGTAATAACTCTTATGAAAAGATAAAAAATGTAACTGAAGATATTAGAGCTTTAAGTTATGTATTTGAATGTCCTATAATATCAGCTACTCAGTTAAATAGGTCTGGTTATGATGAAGAAAATCCTGGGTTAGATACTATATCTGAATCTATTGGTATGGCTGCTACTGCTGATTGTATATTTAGTATATATCAAGACGATGAAGATAAAGAACTTGGAGTAGTTAAAATGGGTATGATGAAAAATAGATTCGGTGCTAACTTTGGTACTACTGCAATGAGAGTAGATTATAATACTTTAACTGTATTTGAAGATGATACTCTTAATCAAGATGACGATGGTGATCTTGGAAATTTATCCGATACTTTAGGCTTGTTGAGTAATTAAAAAGAGGAACTAAATATTAATCAATGGGTAAGATTCACATATTTACTGATGCTGATCTTGATGGAGCAGGTTGTATTTTTTTACTAAAAAAGATATATAAAAACTTTACATATCAAGTTACAACAGAAAAAAAGTTTAGAGAAGACTTTCTAAACTGGCAATTAAAAAATAAAATATCAGACTTTGACAAAGTTATAATATGTGATTTAAACTTAAAAGACAATATTGATATGGTTGATCGTACCGGAATAGAGATATACGATCATCATTCTGAACATGTTGAAAAGAGAGATCAATATAATAAAGCAATAACTTACTTAGAAGAAGATGGCTCTTGTACTATGACAATTTATAAAGAGCATGAACCTGAACTTACTAACTATCAAAAATTATTAGTAAAATTAATTAACGATTACGATAGTTACACTTTAGAATACCCATATAGTAAACCTTTAGATAAAGTATTTTGGAGTTATACAGGTAATAGAGTAGAAAAATTTTTAAATGATTTTGGTGAAGGTTTTAAAGGTTTTAATCAATATCATAAAAATATGCTTTCTTCTTTAGAACGAAAAACAAAAGAGTTTATAGAAAATGAAACCTTTTATACAGGTAAATTAAAAGTTTCAGGAGAAGATAGATTTATAATAAGCTGTTTTATTCAATTTAATCCTAATGAAATATCTGAAATATTGCTTAAAAAATATAAGTGTGATATTGCATTACTAATTAACTTGAAAGGTAAATCAGTATACTTTAGAAAAAGAAAAGATTGTGATATAAGTATGGCTAAGTTAGCAGAAAAATTATGCGATGGTGGTGGTCATGACGATGCTGCTGGAGGTTCACTTAATGATACTATAATTAATATTACAAAGCTTTTAAAGCCAGTAGAATAATGAAACAATTTATACCATTTGATGAAATGCAAGATGATGAGTTTTCAAAATCATTTTATTCTTTTTGTACATACGTTACTTTGGTATATGATAAAAAAATGAACTTTGCAACTGTATTTCTTAAAATTTTAGAAAATAAAACTCTAAGAGATATGTTTGTAAGTTTAATAGATGAGGAAAGTGATTTCGGTGCAATACAGAAGTTTATTCATACTGAACCATCTATATGTAAAAGCAAATACGTTACTAAATTTTTAAATAAATTTAAAGGTTTATGAAAAAGATAAGACCAATACTTGAAAAGTTAATAGTTGTATCTCTATTAATTGTTACTATAATATATGGAACGAAAGATATATCATTAGGTATATATTTTGGAGTTTTAACTAATGTTGTAGTTAACGTTTTATATACAGCAAATATACTTCAAATAAGCTTACCTAAAAAAAGAAAGTATAAAAGTAAGTTTGGTTTTACTCCATATGAATAATAACGAAAAGAATATATATAACCTTTTTTTAGCAACTAATAAACGTATTAATAATAAACCTTTTAAATATCGTAAAAACTTTGATAATTTTGAAGACGAAAAATACGTTTATATTAATCGTTTATCAAGCTTCTTTAAAAAATTTGAACATATAAAAATTGAAGATTTTTTTGAAGCTCCGTATTTTGTATATGGTGAAAAATATTTCGATTTAAAATTTTATTGCACTCAAAAAGCTATAAAAACCTATTCTTTATATCATGATAGGTTTCTTCTCAATAATCCTGATAGTGAACAAACTATAGAAAAAGTTAAATCAAGTTTAATTTTTATACAAGAATATTGTAAAGATAAAAATTTAAAATTAGAAGATTATATTACGTTTAAGGAACAAACATATAATATATTCTTAAAGCATTTGAAAGAAAGACGAATTAATTTTTTTATATTATTTTGTTTTTCTTTTGAAAATGAGTTAAAAGGTATGGATAAAGAAACAAGATCAATGTTTAATGAAAATTTAAATAACATTAATTATCTTAGAACTAAACTCTATACTAGTAGTAAATGTAAAATAATAATAAATCATATAAAAAATAAGTTGAAATAATAAAAGTGGAGTATATAATAGGCGTATGAGTATAACGAGTTCAATGTTTGATAGTATTAAGTCCGCATTAGCGGCAGATGACAAAGGTAGTAAAAGTGGTTTTAGTGATATACTAAAAACCGAGCCGGGTAATACATATACGGTTCGTTTATTACCTTTTGGTAAAGACCCGAAGAAAACGTTCTTTCATTATTATCAGCATGGTTGGAATAGTTTTGCAACTGGTCAATATACTAGTGCAATCTCTTTGCAAACTTTCGGTGAAAGAGATCCAATTGCTGAAGAAAGATATAAGATTTTACGTACTGGCTCTGATGAAGAGAAAGAAAAAGCTAAGGCTATTGTAAGATCTGAAAAATGGTTAGTTAACGTTTATGTTGTTAACGATCCGGTTAATCCTGAGAATAATGGTAAGATTAAAATCTTACGTTATGGTAAGCAGATTCATAATATTATTGTTGATGCAATTGAAGGTGAAGATTCTGCTGAGTTAGGTCCTCGTATTTTTGATCTAGGTCCGAATGGTGTTAACTTTAGAGTTAAAGTAGAAAAGCAAGGCGACTTTCCTACTTATGTATCGTCTAAGTTTGCTATGCCGAGTGCAATTGAAGGTTTAGATGAAGATGGTCATAAAGATGTTTATGATGGAGTTCATGATCTTTCTGAGATATTTGCTGTTAAAAGCTATGATGAGTTGAAAGATATGATGAATGAGCATTATCATTGTGGTGAAAATGTATCAGCGGCTGCTGTTAGTACTCCTGCGCCGGCTGTAACTAATACTTTTGATACTGCAGAGACGACTGTTGTTGAAGAAAAGAAGGAAGAAAAGAAACAAGAAGAAGATGAAGTACTAAAAGATCTTCTTGATGGTATAGATATTTAATATGGCTGATGATCAACCAGAAATGATACCTATGCCGGATCCGGTAGGCCCGGATCCAAGAGGGGCACCACCTGAAAGCTTTACAAGAGAAGTTACTCCTGAAGAAGAAGCTAACTTACTTTTAGGCATGATGGGGTCAACTTACGGAGAACTCAAAAAACTGGACGGCTCTCAAGTCGGGGGGTCGTCCAGTCATCTTCGTAGTGATCAGATGAAGAAGACTATAACTGAAAGTATTAATCAGATTAGAAGATCTGTTCCTCAACCTCCTCCCGCTCCGGTACCTCCTCCCGCTCCGGTACCTCCTCAACCGGTACCTCAGCCCCCTAAACCTGAAGTACCTATAGAGCAGCCTAATGATAATCAACTAACTTTTAATTTTGATATAAGTGAAAAAGATATTTTATTTGATAAAATAGAAAAACTTACAGTTAAGGTTAATAACTTAGGTCATAAGTTAGACCAAATATTCGAAATAGTAAATAAACCTAAAACTGCAAAAAAAAAGACTGTTAAAAAAGAGGAAGTCTAATATAATAGATAGTATATATGGCTTATTTAAAATTAAAAAATAGAAAAGACTTCGTAAGTAATTTTTTATCCCCTGTATCTAATCTTAATGATCAATGTGTTATTAAATTAACGAGTGATAAACTTACTTGTATATTAGCTTCAAGTGATGCAACTATTGTTTGTAAAGCTGATATTGATATTGAATCAGATGTAACAGGTGAAGTAAATTTAAATATACCTGATATTAAAAAGTTTGTTAGAGTTCTAGAAATATTATCTGATGAAAATATTGAATTAAAACTTAATAATAATAACTTATCTTTTAATAATGGCGATTATAAATTTAAGTATCATTTATTAGATGATGGTATTGTAAAGCAACCTGCTATTAATATAGAAAAGGTAAATAGTTTAGATTTCGATACTGAATTCGATGTTAAAGAATCTAACTTTACTACATTATTTAAAGGTAGTTCATTTGCATCTGAAACTTCTAAATTATATTTTTATGAAGAAGATGGTAAAATTTTTGGTGAGTTAGGTGATAAGACTCGTCATAATACTGATAATTTTGTTTGTAGTATAGCGAATGAGTATGAAGGGAATGCATTACCTAAAGCTTTACCTGTTAATTTTGAATCGTTTAGATTATTAAGCTTTGCGTATAGTAATAAAATACATTTTAAAATTAATACTAAAATGGGTGTAATTACTTGTTCGTTTAAAAAAGGTAATGTTGATTTGATTTATGTTATTTCAGCCTTAATTAATTAATATGGTAGATAAAAAAGGTAAATTAAGAGCGAAACCTGTTAGTAATAAATTAAAAACTGCAGGTTATTTTATTAAACGTTTGAAGGATAACGGTTTTGTAGTACTAAAAATGTTTAATGCCTATTCTGAAGCAGATCCAAGAAGATGGACGGTATTAGTAGATCCTGGATTAACATCAGTATATATTACTTGTTTACATAATAAAGAAGATTTTGATGAATTCATGTTCGAGTTTAGTGACGGTGGTAATAATTTTCATCATGGATTTTATCTAAAAACTGATAGTATAGAGGTAGTTATTAATGAACTTTTAGCTAAAGGAATTAATAATGATCCAAGCTTAAGTCCCTTTAATCTTAATAAATAATTATATGGCAGAAGAAGACCATAACGAATCTGATGGTCTAGAACCATTAGATAATCAATCACCATCCTTATCAGCATCAGATACAGAAGAAAAATATATGTCTGATGATGATTTAGAAGCACTAATTAAAGAATCATTAAAGCATTCATTAAAAATTAAAAATATTATTCCTAAAAAAAGAGATCAAATAGAAAGAATAATTAAGTCTAACTTGTCTGAATTTATGAATAGTTATTTAATTTTAGGTTATGATGTAAATAATAGACAAATTGAACCTATTATGTTTGCAAAAGATGATATGTCAGAAGATGCTTTAGGTATGTATATACAAAGTTATTTTGTTGCTATGATGCGTGGTGATGATAAAAGAAGATAACTTGATTTTTTTCGTTTATAAGTTAAAATATATATATGAACGTTTTAATTCTTGGTAAAGGTTATATTGGGTTTGGATTGCATGATCTATTCAATAATAAACGAGATGATGTAAATACCTTTTTTGTACGAAAAAGCCCTGATAACGATCCATCAGCATTATTACAATACGATGATGAAGAAACTCTCTATAATTATTGTCTATCAATGGAAATTGATACTTTAATTAATTGTAGTGGTTATACTGGTAGTCCTAATGTAGATGGTTGTGAAGATAATAAAGAAGCATGCTTTGAAGCAAACGTTAAATTACCTGTAATGATTGAAAGAGTGTGTAAAAGTTTAGATATTGACTTTATACATATGAGTTCAGGTTGTATATACGATGGTTATGATAAAGTATATACAGAAGATGATACCCCTGATTTCGGTATTTTTGATAGCCATTCAAGTTTTTATAGTAAAACAAAACATATGGCTGAAATGATGCTTGATAAAGACTTTACTTGTATAGTTAGATTAAGAATGCCAATGGATAGATATTATTGCAAATCTACGAATAAAAATATTCTTAAAAAGCTTATGAATTATGATAACTTAGTAGATTTTGCTAATAGTAAAACTGATAGATTTAGACTTTGTGAGTTTATTGATACTATTAGATTAAACTTTAAAGCTGGTATTTATAATGCAGTTCATAGTAATGCTTTAACTACAAGAGAAGTGGTAAAAATTTTAAAAGAGTACGATTTAATAAATGAAAATTGGAAATTTGTACCTTATGATTCATTACCTTTAAAGTGCAATCGAAGTAATTGTGTATTATCGAACGAAAAAGCTAAAGAAGATTTTGACTTCGATTGGGGTGATGAAGAACATTATTTAAGAATTAACGCATCATTAATGCAAAAAGAAAAACAATGGCAGACAGAGAAATAGTAGGATTTACAGCTGGTAATTTTGATTTACTCCATCCAGGGTATATATACACGTTTGAAGAAGCTAAAAGACATTGCGATAAGTTTATAGTCTTCTTACAAAAAGATCCATCAGCTACAAGGTATACAAAATATAAACCTGTTATACCTTATTATGAACGGTATAAAACTTTAATGGCTATACAATATATTGATGAAGTATATATGTATCAAACTGAAGAAGAATTATTAAAACTTATAAAGTTTTTTAAACCTGATATAAGAATATTAGGTGAAGATTATATTGGCAAACCTTTTACTGGTGATAATTTAGATATAAAAGTAATTTATACTACTCGTTCACATGAGTGGTCAACTACAAGAATTAAAGATCTTATTACTAAACAAACAATTAAGCAAAATCCTAGTATTGCTTTATGAGTAAAAAAGTTATAGTAACAGGTGGTGCAGGTTTTGTAGGTACCAATCTTATAAAAGCACTTAATAAAAAAGGCTATAAATGTATTTCTTTAGATAATTATTCTACCGGTAGTAAAAAAAATCATATAGAAGGTAATTTGTATATCAATACTGATATATCTAAAGAATATGATCAATATTTACATGGCAGTCAAAATGAAATTTTAAAAGATAATAAAGTTTATGATGATGTCATAGCTATTTTTCATTTAGCTGCTTATGCTAGGATACAACCATCTTTTAAACGAACCGGTGAATATTTTAATAACAATATCGGTGGTATGGTAAAAATATTAGAAGTAGCAAAAGAAAAAAATATTCCAGTTATTTACTCAGGCTCATCATCTCATCATAGCGGTAAATATAAAAATCCATATACCTTTTCTAAAGAAGTAGGGGAAGAATTAATTAAATTATATCAAGATTTATATGATATTAAAGCAAGTGTAGCACGTTTTTATAATGTTTACGGACCTTATCAATTAGAAGATGGACCATATTGTACAGTTATAGGTAAATGGTTAAGACAGAAACGAAACAAAGAAAAAATAACTATATACGGTGATGGTAGTAAAAGAAGAGATTTTACTCATGTCGGTGATATTGTAGATGGATTAATAAAAATTTTAGAATATAATATATGGGGTAAGACGTTTGAGTTTGGAACTGGAATAAATTATAGTTTAAATGAACTTGCAGCATTAATTGATAATAAAGTTGGAGTAAAATATGAAGATGATAAACCTGGGGAGGCGCAAAGTACTAAATGCGATTACTTTCTAGCAACAGACCTATTGAATTGGAAACCGAAGATAAAATTGGAATCATGGATAAAAGAAGAAAAATCTTAGTTACTGGAGGTTATGGCTTTATTGGTGGTAACTTTATTAGATTTCTAAGAGATAATTTTCCGGAATGTTATATTGTTAATATTGATAAAGATGGTTATGCATCTAATAAAGATTATATAAAAGATCTATGTAATGAAGATATAAAGTTAAATTTAAAAGATTCATTATACTTAGAAAATGTATTTTTAAAACATACCGTTGATTCATCTGATTCATTTGATTATATTTTTCATTTTGCTGCTGAATCTCATGTCGATAATAGCATATCAGGACCCACTGAATTTGTTGAATCTAATGTTTTAGGAACACAAAATCTTTTAGAATGTTATAGAAGAATATCTCCTAGTGCAAGATTTATACATATTTCTACAGATGAAGTATATGGTCATTTAGGTTGGAATGATGCTCCGTTTACAGAAGAAACACCTTTAGCTCCTAGATCCCCATATTCTGCAAGTAAAGCATCATCAGATTTATTATGTTTATCTTATATTGAAACTTATGGCTTAGATATTACAGTTACAAGATGTTGTAATAATTTTGGACCTAATCAATATAAAGAAAAATTTATACCAACTATTATAAATGCACTTAAAGATGGTAAAAAAATACCAGTGTACGGTGAAGGAGCTAATATTAGAGAATGGATACATGTTCATGACCATACATTAGCAGTTTGGTCCATTGCAACTAACGGTAAACCTGGTGTGTATAATATAGGTTCAGGTATTGAAATGACTAATTTAGAATTAGTCGATATTCTTTGTAAAATCTTTGAAAAAGATATGGATCATTGCGTTAAATTTGTAAGAGATAGACCTGGGCATGATTTTAGATATGCTATTGATAATAGTAAACTTAGAAAAGAATTATGTTGGGATCCACTTTATAATGATATAGAAAAAGAATTAAGAGAATATGTGGAGTACTTTTTAAACAATGGTAGATAAAGTTGGTAATTTATATGCAGTACATCACGGTGATTATGCTGGTCAGATGTTTGCTTTAGTAGAGAAAGAGGAACAGTCATATAATTTTCTTAGAATGCCCGATATGAAAAATATCGAAGTATCTAATAAAGATTTTGATGATGGTACAGAAAAAGAAATTATTAGATTTGTTGAAGAGCTACCTGATGATGTCTTTGAAGTAATAAAAGCACAATATATAAAAAATGAAAATATTAACGATTGATGGAAATAATTTAGTACACCGAGTATATTGGGTAGCTAATAATATGGGATATAAGACTGAATATTTCCATGTTTATATGTTTTTAAATTCAGTTAAAAGCTACGTTGAATTATATAAGCCTGATAAGACTATTATGGTTTGGGACGAAAAACCTGATTATAAACCTAATAAAAGAAAAGAACTTCTGGAAGAGTATAAAGGTAATCGTGATAAAGACTATAATCAAGAAGTTCACGCTGCGAATGAGGTTATAAAAGAGATGTTATCAGACATTGGTATCCCTTCGATATTTCCTAGAGAATATGAAGCAGACGACGTTATACATATTATTAACAACCATATGGAGAACGTAAGCAAAGTTAATTTCTATAAGGATAAACAACCTTTCTCGCACGTTATAGTTACTGTTGATAGAGATCTATGTCAATTAATTAAAACTACTAAACTTAGAAAAGTAGTGGTATATGATCCTATCAGGAAATATGAAATAAATGAAGAAAATTTTGAAGAAAAATTAAAATACAAAAAAGAAGATTTCATAAAAGTAAAAGCTCTTCAAGGAGATAAAAGTGATAATATACCAGGTATCAAAGGTATGGGTAAAGTTAAAACGCAAAAATATCTTGACGGTGAAATTGAACTTACTGAGGATGAAAAACTTATATTTGAAAAAAATCTTAAATTAGTTACATTAACTGATGATAAAGATGAAGTTAAGTATGTTAAGGAACAACTAGCAGAATGTTCTTTTGATACTAATTTTGATAATTTTAAAGCAAATTGTGAAAAGTATAAATTTGCTCAAATTTTAAAAAGCGAAAAGAAGTGGTATAATACATTTTTTCAAGACAATAAACTATTAGATCTACTATCATGAATGAATATTTAAAGTTATTCAAACCTATTGAAGATAAAATACCAGTTATCAAAAGAGAACTTAATAAAGTTATAAATGATATGGTATCGTGTAAAGATGTTTATGATTGGGGAGATTTTGCTCCTGATGGTTGGACAGCTTTTCCAATCTTTAGCTACCCCGATGGAAATGAAATAGAAGGAATAACTGAAAAGGTACCTTTAACAGCACGTATAATTAAACACGCAATACCTAATCATGGTACAGTAGCATTATCTAGATTATTAGGTGATAGTTATATTAAACCACATTGCGGATTTCAAGGAGATTTTTTAAGATATCATTTGGGTATAAAAGTTCCTAAAGGTGATTTAGGATTGAGAGTAATAGAAGAAGATAAAATTTATAGGTGGGAAGAAGGTAAATCTTTTATATTTGATGATAGAAAAGAACATGAAGCTTGGAATTATTCAGATGAAGAACGAATTGTGTTAATTATAGATTTTATACCACCTGGTATTAAATAATTATATGAGTGAATATAATCCAAACGATTTTGTTAATCCACAACAAATAAGATCACCTTATACTGGTGAAACTGTAAGACCTACTTATAATAGTTACGACCACCAAGGTAAAACTTACGAACAAGCAGTTTTTTCTGACCCAGTAACAGGGCATCAAATTAAAAAAGGTTTAGTGAGTATAAAAGATAAAGACGGTAATGTTATTGTTGATTACACTTCAATATTAGGTCAGAGCGTTACTACTCAAAGCAGACGATAACTTGATATTTTTCTTTTTTATACTATAATCAATATATGGTTGTAGTTCCTGAGCAATATGTAATAAACGTTCTATATGAGAACATTTATAAAATATCTTATAATAAGTACAATCATACCTTTAACGGTTGTTGTCCTATTTGTAAAGAAGGAGATTCTTGGGGTAAGAAGAAACGATTCTATTATATCCCTAAAAAAGAATTAGCATATTGTCATAACTGCGGTTATAGTAAAAAACCTTTAACTTTTATATCTGATGTAACTAATAAACCTTTACAGGATATTATTAGTGAGATTAAAAACTTTGATGTTGAAATTGATACTTTTATAAAAGATAATGAACAAAAGGAAGTAAAGGTTAAAAATGATGTATCGTTACCCGATGATTGTATAAATCTATTTGACCCTGTACAAGTTGATTATTATAAAGATAATGCAATTGTTAAGTTAGCTTTAGATGTAATAAAAAGTAGGAGGTTAAATAAAGGTATTAATAAACCTGATGCATTATATGTAACTTTACAAGATAAGGTGCATAAAAACCGTTTAATATTACCTTTCTATGATAAGGACCGAAAGATAATATTTTATCAATCTAGAGGTTTAACTAAGAAAGATTTATTTGAAAGACCAAAATATTTATCTAAAGTAAACTCTGAAAGAAGTTTATACGGTATTCATAATATTGATGTAAACTTAGATAATGTTTTTATCTTTGAAGGACCTATAGATAGTTATTTTGTAAGTAATGGTATTGCAACTTGTGGTATAACTGAAAATACTGATAAGATGTTTACTGCATTGCAGAAAGAACAAATTAATTTTCTAAGCTTATATAAGTTAGTGTATGTATTAGATAATCAATACATAGATAAAGCTGCATTAAATAAAAGTCTTATATTAGCAGATAAAGGTGAGTCAGTATTTGTGTGGCCTGAAGAACTTAAAAAATTTAAAGACTTTAATGATATATGTGTATTGGGTAAAAAAGATAAAATAAAACCCGAGTTTATATTAAAAAATACATACTCAGGTTTAAATGCTAAATTAAGATTAACTAAAATTAAAAATAGTTAAATACCATTTTCTTCAGGTACACCTGCTATTTGACCTTCTTTAACTTGGTCCATATAAGAATCGATATATCTAAAAGCTTCTGTTTCACTTTGAACTATACCTTCTTCAAACATACGTTTAATAAAATTTTCGATAGCTTCGTGAACTATACCTTCTGATTCTCTACTATATCTAATTCTAGCTTCAGTAGGTTCAAATCTAGTTTTAGGATTAGCTAAAGTATGCACGAATGATGATTCTGAATCTTCTTCTTCATCGCTCATCATACTACCAGCAACGGCTCCGGCAACCTGCGGTGCAATTGCTCTTGCTGCCATACCAGCTAATGCTGCATAATCTTCAGCAGGAACTTTACTTTTACCAGCAACATGAACTCTTTTAACTTCTTGACATTCTTCATCGTCCTCAGCACCAAAAATTTCATCTTGAGCTTCTTGACCTATACCTGAAATCATATATTCTCTTTTTGAAAGCTCATCTCTAAAAGGTCCAGCATCTTTACCAGTCATAACACATTTACCAGCTGCAATGTAAGCTCTTCTATTCTTACCACCTAACATCTTAGTTAGCATAGATTCTACTTCACCGCTCTTTTCTGTAAACTCTTCATCACTATAGGGGCAGCTTGATGCATCTTCAGATGGAGCTACTACTTTATCAGCTGCGGAATGTGCTTTTTTAGCAACTGCATCAGTTACTGAATGAGCCATACCTGCTAATGCTTGTTTACCTATTTCTTTTAAATGAGGAGCAGCTTTCATAGCTACTTTTTTTACTGCTGTACCAATATTATCTTCTTCTCTTTCTCCTTTTTCGTAATATCTGTCATGCATAGTTTGGACAGCAGATCTTGCAGAATTAGGTAATTTAAGATCTTTGAGAATTTGGTCTACTGAATCACCTGCATCTAATGCAGTAATGATACTTTTTATCTTACCTTCATTTAATGGTTGGTAAGCCTCGTAAATTAACTGAGCATCTTTATTCATTATACGTACCTATATTTAGGATCATTAGCTCCAGCTAAGTAACCCTTCATTATTTCACTAAGTGATGATATTTCCATTGCTACTCTAGCAATTTTTTTTGTTTCAGCATTACTAATACTATCAAATAAAGTATCTTCTTCAGCTTGATTTAATTTAGTCTGAATACTATCTGTAGTGCCATTTAGATATTCTGAAAATCTATCCATTTCACCTATCCATGAATTTAGTTCGTCGAACATTTCTTTTTGACCGTTAGCAACTGGTGTATCAGGAGTATCAACATCGAAATCACCTGGGTCAGTTTCAGGATCTAACTCAGCAGCCATTGCATCTTGATCAGTAACTTCTGGTTCTAAGTCTTCGTCTTGCTCTTTTAATACGCGATTAAATTTTTTAACATATAAACTCATACAATTATTTATAAATATTTATATGCTAAATACCAAATTTAAAGACTTTGTTCAGCAATTAAATGAGGATGATATGATTCCTGATACTAAAAGAGACATGTTAGGGTTAAAAGATGAAAGTTTACCCAATCCTACTAACGTAAATGATTACTTTAGATCTAAAGAAAGAACTGATGTTGCTCCTGAAAACGTGCCTTACCCTTTAGGTGAAGTAAGTAACATGACTAGCAACGCATTTATTGCTTTACAAAACTTGGAAGGTCTTTTAAAAATAGCAAAAACTAATGCTGTTATAAAAGATAAGACATTAATTGATGTAGTTGAAAAGAAAGTATTAAAACTTAAGAAAGATATAGTTGATATTGATTTTTTATCTACTAAAATAAAATAATGTTAAATGTACTTAAATCTATTCTTATAACTTTAGTAGTTAGTACAATATTTGGTTTTATTATAGAGCCTTTTTGGAAAACGTTTATAATAGTAACATTATTACAGTTTATTGTATTTTACTTTTTTAATACATTATATCAAGGTTATGTTTTAAAAAAAGCAATGCAATTGAATATTACTTTAGAAAAAGAAAAGCAAAAAAATAGCATTATGTTAGCATGTCCTAGTTGTAATTATAGACAATTTGTTGAAATGAATTTATTAGAAAGTGTTATATATAAATGCGATCAATGCAATACTGAAATTAAAGCTGAACCTAACGTTAAGAATTATATAACTACAAATCCAATATATTTTAAAGATGGAACAGAACCAGTTAGAGAAAATAGCTAAAGAAGTACCTCCTACGAAATTAGGTGACCCTAAACTAGAAGAATCAAAATTAAATCTAGAAGAATTTGAATCTTTTATAAAAGTTTTTGGTTATGATAACTTTAATTCTTTTAATGAAGGAAAAGTTTATCAAAAAAATAAAGAATTAAACTTAATTACAAGTATTTTTAAGCTATTTAATGAAGAAATAAAATCAATTGATGCTAAAACTGATGTAAAGAACTTAAGTTTGTTAAAAATAAATAAAAAGTTAATTGTGGAAAATATACATAACTTAAACAACCTTTTAAACTCATTAGATATAAAAGAAGAAAAAATTCTTTATAAACTATTAGGAACTATGATACAATATTTATATGAGCTTAGAGAAAGAAAATAATAAAGATAATATAGATATCGAAGATAAGTATAGTTTAGATTTTTTAGCAAGATTTGCTTGTCTATATGAAGCGGTAAACATAGCATGTGATAGAGCTGAAAAGTTAGGTTACGATGCTGGAAAAAGTAATATATGGATTAAACCTACTGCATTTCAAAAGTATGTTCAAGAACGATATGGTGATATGAAATACAATATGGAGCAAAATAGAAAAGGAATAGATACCGATGCAATTTATCCCTGGGACCAAGTTTATCAATAATACCCGTAAGCATACTAAACTTTTTAAAAGTGGAGTACTTTACGTTTTAAACCATATTGAAAAAAATAAAGATGGTTCTATTAAGTATGTCTTTAGATTACCGCAAACTAGAGAAACTAAAGAAGTGAATTTCGAAAGTATTGAACAAGCAGATAATTTTCTTTCAATTATTAAAATTTAAACTGATGGTTTACCGCCAGGGTAATTACCTGCTGTAGCTGATAAAGTTACATTATAAATACCAGGCTCAGAAAATAAGATTTGCCATTTTTTCTCAGTAGCATTAGCAGTGTCAGTTAATTGCCAATTAGAATATGAAGGGTCTAAATATGGTGTAGGCATCCAATTAGTAGTATGAAAATCAATACCAGCTGATTCACCCGTTTTAAAAGGAATAATTACTTGTTGTGTAAGTTTATTTCTATCACCCCAAGGAGCTGCCACAGCTGCTACTGATTGAGGTGTAGGATTTTGATATATGTAACCAGCACTTAAATAAACTGCACCTTCAGATATACCATCAGATCTAAAAGTATTAATTCTTGGTCTATCATTAATGAATGATGTTTGACTTGTTGAAAAACTACTAATAGGTACATTAGTTAAATCCCAACTTATATTTAAAGTGTAAAATAATTCACTATCAGGTCTTTCAGCTCCTTCAAATACTTGCTCATATGAAAAAACGACCTGGTCATGAGCTGCGTCTTCAATTAAAGTATTAAGGTAATCAAATCTATTCAATTCACTATCTTTATTTTTTAATAACTTTTTACATAATTCATCATGTATTGTATCAGGTATTGCTGCTTCTCTATACCCTGCAAATAAAGGTTTGCCATTTGAATCTAAAGCAGAAGAAAAGAAATTTTGTATTTCTACACGACTTAAAACCCCATCTTCGTTTGTGTCAATTAGCTGAAATAGTTGTAATTCAGTTAAGTTATTATCTTTAAGATATTTTCTAAAAGTTGCAGCTATATACTCTTCTTTACCTTCACGAGACATTTGCAATAAGGTAGATATATTAGTTTGTAAGCCTGGTGTTAAATTTTCCATTTTAATTATTTATAAACGATCTGAAATCATTAAAGTTTATAACCTCTCCTATTCTTTTATTGAGACCATTAAATACTGTACCTGCTACAAATGCAGCTGCCGACGATAAACCAGTTGAATCACAAACTAATTCAGTAAATTGTCTATTAAATGGTATTGTAGATATCAATTGATTAACTGTATTCTCTGAAGTATATGGTATAAAATTAGCAGCTGTTGCTATATCTACAAACGTACTAAAATATTCATTTTTTCTTTCTGAATCAGCCTTTAAAGTTAAGTAAAGATATAGAACATCTGATCCGTTACTATCACTTGTATCGATATTATTAGTCTGAATAGCATTTATTAAAGTACCTTGCCTATCGGTAATATTCATCAGTGTACCATCTTCTTTAGAATGAAATGATTGTGAATCTAATACTACTATTCCATCATCAATTAAACTTTTATTAGATTTATATAAAATAAAATTAAAATCTAAATCATAACCATTCTCATATTTAAATTTAAAATTAAGGGTAGAAGATACCTTACTACTAAAAGTAGTATACCTATGTTTCCAATTATTCGGGAAATAAAAGAAAGGATTGCCGAGAGTATCGTATCTTTCATCGCTATCGGGTAATAAATTATAATTACCTGAACTTAAATCTACTGTTTCAATAGTAGAATCCCCGTAATCAGCTATAATTTTATATAAAGTATTTGCAGGTCTAGTTTTTTCTATTAAACTCCCAGCAACAGCGCCACCAGCTCCTGATAATGTTTCCCAATCATTAGGGCTTGTTAGTCTATTGAGAGGTACACCGGATAATAAATTTGATATGGAAGTGTTTGTACCAAATAAAAGTGTAGGTGGTTCAGTTCTCGGTAAGTTAGGTTCTCTATAAACTATATACCATCGAGCAGTTGGTAATTCGCTAGGATTGACTAATTCACTTGGTTCAATTCCATATCCATTAGCTGCATTAAAGTTAGTACCAGTTATATCTTGATTATAACTAGTGGAATAACTGCCATTAACTAAATGATTTGTCTGAGTATATATCGGAGCTGATAAAGTAATAGTAGTTGATGAAATAGGATTACCAGTTTTACCGGCAGATAAAAAATAGCTACCCTGAACTGGGCTTTTTGATGTACCTACGTTCCATCCATATAGTTCAACATATACATCCTCCGGTGAAAAAATAGGCACGTTAAATGTACTGTCAGGATTACGAACATTAAATGAAACTTCAGTCTCATCGTTTAAGAAAAGTCTATAACCATTTTGAACTATATCTGATGTAAATGGCATTGAACCTGCTGATAAATTGTATGTTGTTATATTCATTAGTTCCTTATAAGTCTGTTAAAAAATAAAGTTCTTGTTCTTGGCCCCTGCAATTCCTGTGATAATTCAGGTCCAACTCCCGGTCCATATCCACTTGAAGCTGGTACGTTAGTAATATTCAATGCTGATAATTTAAATTGACCTGATAATGATGTCACACCATTTCCTGTAATAGTATTTTTAGGGGATATATTAAATTTATCTCTATAAATAACATTTTTTCTTATATTCATTTTATTATCTAAGAAATAGTATTTCAATAGATGAATAATAGGTGAATCATTTAAATCTTTATATGTCGTTGTTAAAATGAATTCGTTTAACTCTGAATTATGAGATAAATTAACGTTTTCTAATCTATTAAAAATAATATTTTCATTAAAGAAGAAATTTTCTTCAAAAAATGTTTCTTTAGTATTATTTCTAGTTAACATTTCATTAGATACTTTACTGTTAGTATCATAACTATAAAATTCGTAATAAAATTTATCACTAAAACCAGTAGTAGGATTGTATGAAGTTATCTTTGCTTTATAAATTATATCGTCTACTAAGCAATCATTGCTAATATCACTTAAATTATTACTATCTTTTTCAATAATAAACGGTGTAGATGGAATATTAACTAATTTTTTATCCTTTATCTTATAACCGTCAATAATATTATGAGAAGATAAAAGCATACTATATGTATCACCATATATATTAAAATCCTTTATATTATTATTAGCTTGATATATTACAGCACCGGAACCTAAACCTTTTAATTTATCTAAAACAATGTTAAACGGTGATGCACTTAAAATTACAAATTCATTTGTTATAATATTATTGAAATATATAAACTTAGTATCTGTTTTTCTTTGCAATAAAGTTTTTTCTTTTAAAACAAATCCATATTTATTAACACTAAAATCTACCGTTTTACCTGATTTTAATGGTGTATCTTCTTGAGATTCTGCCCCTGTTCTAATATTACGATTTATAACAGGTTCTTTAATAAATGAAACATACTCATTACCATATATATCTGATTCATTTTTTACTATTGTACCGAAATTAGTTATATCTTTATAATTTTTATCTAAAGATGAACTGTTATTAATGTTATATAATTTATTTTCTTTTGAATCGTATGAATGAAAATAATGATTTCTTTCATTACTCTTTACTATTTTTCTACCAAATGATGATGAAATATTTTTATATGAATTAGGCTTAAAATAAAAATCGTATGGATTTAATCTTTTAGTGGTACTAGCATTTAATATATCACCATACTTATTAGGATCCGGAAAAACGTATACATAATTTGATTTTAAATCTATCTTTAAAGTTTTATTAAATTCACCATCTATTCTTAAAACAGAAAATTTAGTTGGTTCAAAATAAAACCCAACTTCTCTTTCAAAAACAGGATTATTAGTAGAATTTTGTCTTATACTAGGAAAGTTTACATTTAATGCATTGGAGGTTTGATCTTCAGCTTTAAATAAAGTACCTGATACGAATGATGTCTCGTTAGTAGATAAATAATAGTAATCTGCACCTGTAAATCTTTTAGCTAATTCAGCTTCTAAAGTTATACTAAAATTTTCTCTTTTATCGTTATTAACGTTATAATCTATAAAATCATCACTTTTAAAATAATCTTTAAAAACTCTATTAACATTGATAGTAATATTAAACGGAGCTAATTCTTTAATTTTAATATTATTTTTATTAATTATGTCAATTAAACTTGCATTAAAATCAATAGTAGCGTTATAATTTATATCGTTAGTTTTAAAAGTTTCGTCAGATTTGGTAGCAGATGGATCTATATCAAAATAATCATTATCAGTATCATATGCTTCTTCAAGTTCTATTTCTAAATCGTGAAAAGTAGTAGATAATGAAAACGATTCACTTTTTTGTACATCTGCACTTTGAAAAAAATCAATTACACTATTTTTTACTAAATTCTTAATACTCTCATTGCTGCCTTTATTTTTTACTTCTCGTAAATCCTTTTTAAACGTATTACGTCTATTTCTATAATAGGAAACTATATCTTTAACTTTTTTACTATAGAATGGAATAGCTTGAGTTAATGCTTTAGGATCATTTAAATCAATATTATCAAAGAATCTTCTTTCTTCAGAGGTTGAATAGTTAAGTGTTAAATCATTAAAAAAGTTTATATAAATATCCCTAATATTTACTTTAATATTTTTTTTACTTTTGTAATTAGTTTTATTCCAGTTTGTAATATATTTTTTATATTCTTCTAAATTTTGCTCATCAGCATTATCTAATACTGTAATATAATTAAGAAACTCTATAAAACTAAAAGGTCTTTGCGTATCTAGTTTATTATCATCTAATGTATTAGTTATACTATTGTATACTACTAATGATGTATATTTCTTTGTATTACGCGCCATAGAAATATTTAATCTTAAATTTAAGGAAGTAAATCATAATATAATTTTATAAATTATGCTGATAGCAATGAGGTCTTAGTATACAAATTTCTCAATATAAGATCATCTAGAATGCCACCTTTCATTTCAAATGAACTTAAACTAGATAAAGAAATATTAGTTAAATCATTTTTATAATCTATAATATTATTAAAACTAGTACCATCGATGGTTGAAACATAGTTATAAAAAGTATAAAACTCTTCTATTTTAGTATAATCATAATCATACAATTCATTTGTTATTCGATTATTATCTTCAGTAATTAAGAAATCATCTATACTAGTTAAAGGCGAACTTTCAGATATAAAATACGTATTATTACCAAAATTTGTAGGCAAAACCAATGGCCATGGCCATTTTTTAGTGTATGAACTTAATGAAAACGTTTTATTAGACTCATTATTAAAAATAAAATCAAATGAATCGGTTGGGTCGATGTTAAGTACTGAGTAAGTATCTGAAAATACTTCATGAATTACTATAGGTTTCCATAAATCGCCGCCAGATAATTCATCAGTTAGTGAAATTTTATCTCCTAAATTTTTACCAAATTTTATATTATTTTCATAACCGTATTTTTTAAAGTTAGCGTTAAAATTATTTTTATTGTCTATTAGCTTACTAATTTGAATACTAAAAAGATCTATTATTCTTTTCATGGTAGATGGATAGTTTTCAGCATAATTTAACACATCTGCATCTACCAGCTTTAACTGACTTATTAGTTGAGCTATATTGCACGTTTCTATATCAGTATTATTAGCTACATAGTTAGCAATTTTTTCATAAATTTGAATACCTAACCCGGTAGGGTCACTATTCTTATCACCCACTATCTCACCTAAAAAATTATCAAAAAATTGTGAGTTAGTAGCTAAATTAGGTTGAAATAATCTATTTCTTAGATTAGCTTTTTCATCATTATCTTCATTAATTTTTCTAAAGTCATATTCACCTGTAGATAGTTTTATAGAAAAGGTATTAGAATTAGCATTAATAATTTTAGTTTGACCATCATTACAAATTACTTTTAATTTTAAATCATTACCTGTTGCATGTGGTATAAAGTACCCGTTAAAAAATCCACCCTTATTAATAGATGTTAATTCCCCAAAATTAGTAAAGAAACTTGCACTTACTGATTGATTCAAACTATTAATTAATTCGATATTTAGACTACCTTCACTTTCTAATGAAGAATCTAAAAACAACCTAGGTTTATTTTTAGCAGGATAGTCATTTAAAGTTTTTAACCTTACATTGAAGTAAATTTGCTGACCCTGATAATATATATCATCAAGATTAAATGTATCATCAATATAACCTATACCATCGATTCCATTTGTACTTATAGCTAATTTATAACCACCAGGATTGTTTTCATTTATAGTTATAGTTTCACTTTCAGACAATTGATTCAATACACTTATAGTCTGATCTGGCGAATTATAATATAAACTTTCAGGGTCTTTTACATCCTTTAAGTTAAAATTAGCAAATACTGTAATTTCATGTGCCATTTAAATTATTTAATTATAGAAGTTTGTAACTAAATGTATAAATAATAATATGGAGCGAAAGTTTTTAAAAATCATTGAAAATACCATCTCTCGTTACAGTAATGGCGGCTTTATGACCGGTGATATTGTACAATTAGTTGGTAATTATAAATCAAAAGATAGTTATAAAAGTTTACCTGATGATGTAAAAGCATATATTGATGACTATTTCAAAACTGATATGAACTATAGAGTTGTTAATATTAAAACTGCTCAAGCAACTGGCGGAGGCGCAGGACCAGCTGATAATGCTAACAGAGGTGCAGAATTTAACGTAGAAGTAGCTTTAGATTATGGTGGAGGTAGATACGATAATCAAGGTAAAGTTACTGTAAATGCAAATTTATTAAAAAGAGCTAGTGATGATAATGGTGCAGTTGGTAACCCTCCAGTGCCAAATGGAATTAGGTATGACAATAAAGAGCAAATTAAACCTAGAGAGCTTAATGATGAAGATGAAATAGAATATACTCGTCAAACATCTCAAGGTAATTTAGGTGATGCAGCTAAAGATACTGAATTAAGTCTACCAACATCAAATACTAAGATTCCATCTAAAAGCGTTACTTCATCACCAGCAGTTGGTGATACTAGAGCATATATGGGTTAATTAGAAGAATCTTCTTCTATTTCTATTGTTTTAGCTTTTGAAACTAATCTATCGATTAATTCTTCCCTATTCATAGTTAAAACGTGTTCTTCTGCTTTTTGTAAAGTTAACTCTTTCTTAGCTTGTATATCCATAGCTTTGATATTTGTTTGAGTTTTGTTCTTTTCATCAGAAATTTGTATTTTATTTAACGTTTCAATAGCAGCAGCCGAAGCTCCAATAAGTTTAGATAATGCTTCTAAGTCTCTACTATCAGGGGCAGCAGTTACAAAGTCTTTTATATCATCTACAACTTCTACACTATCTTTAATTAACTTACCTGAATATTGGTACAAGAATTGTTTAAGGGTTTCATCAGTTAATTCCAGTTCATCTTTCTTCTTTTGAACTTCTTTAGTTGTTTTAAACTGCCCTACTAAGTCATCGACTATTTTATCGATATCATCACTCATAAAAATATTTAATAAAGTAACTTGATAATTAAAAGATATAATCTATAATAGAGGTATGAGTAAAGTAAGTATAAAATTTGTTAAAACGCATGAAGATGCTAAGTTACCGACTAAAGCACATGATGGTGATAATTGTTT